TAGCCAAGCCACCGCCGGCGCTACCGCAAGTGCTGGTGCAGCATATATCTATGAAGCATGATAATTATGAAGCAGGTTAATACTGTTTGACATTTACTATATAATATGTTATACTATATAATTATATTATAAAGGATACACTATGATTGATTTGAAATCCATACATGAGATGTGGGCAATAGACTGTATAATTGACAATACCAAGCTTGACGAATCTTCTCGCCAAACTCCTATACTACACGCAAAATATCTTGAGCTAGTATCTACATATAAGCTTCAGATGAAACGTGCAGAGTTTCAGCAAAAAAATCTCCTGAAGGATAAATGGTTATATTACAACGGCAAAATGTCGCAAGATGATATGATCGAAAAAGGTTGGGAACCAGACCCGTTTAATGGATTAAAAATTCTGAAAGGTGATATGGATCATTACTATGATACTGACCCAGAAATTCAAGAATCTGAACTAAAAATACAGTATTATAAGAATGTTATAGATACATTAACAGAGATAATTAATAACGTGACGTGGCGTCATCAGACAATAAGTAATATGATAAAATGGAAACAATTCGAGTCAGGAAATTAACTCACGCTAATCTACACATATCATGTGATAGTGGAATAGCACAAGAACTAAATGAGTATTTTTCATTTTTTGTTCCTGGTTACAAGTTTATGCCTGCGTTTCGTAATCGAATGTGGGACGGTAAGATACGTTTGTTCACTGTAATGAGTGGTGAACTACCAGCTGGTTTGTATAATCATCTTATATCCTTTGGAGAAAAAAGATCTTATGAAATTGTAGTTGATGATTCTCCATACGGTAAACCAAACAACTATAATAAAGTAGATGTAAAAGAACTTTATAATTATATCGAGTCTCTTGGTATGCCATATCAAATTAGAGACTATCAGTTTGATGCGGTGTCTACAGGCATTCATCGAAAGCGCGGAGTAATACTGTCTCCAACAGGCTCTGGTAAATCTCTAATAATTTATGCACTAATGAGATGGTATCTTGAGAACAATACGAAAATGGTTCTCATCATTGTACCCACAACTTCTCTTGTTGAACAAATGTCAGGCGATTTTAAAGACTACGGATTTGATGTGGAAAACGAAGTCCACAAAATATATTCTGGTAAAGATAAAGTTACACAGAAAAGAGTGATAGTTAGTACATGGCAATCAATCTATAAACTACCAAAAGCTTGGTTCTCACATTTTGGTATGATACTTGGTGATGAGTGTCATGGGTTTAAGTCCAAGTCTCTCATGTCTATTATGAATAAAGCCACAGAAGCGGAATATCGATTTGGAACAACAGGAACATTAGATGGAGCCCAAACACATGAACTCGTACTCCAAGGTTTATTCGGTAAAATATACCGCGTTACCACAACAAAAGCCTTACAAGATAATGATACTCTTGCCAAGCTAAAGATTAAACGTATCGCACTCACATACCCAGAAAAGGCTCGTAAAGATTTTGGTCCAAAGACATACCAAGAAGAGATTGATTTCATTGTAGGAAATGAATACCGAAATAATTTTATACGTAATTTAGCATTAGATTTAAAGGGTAATACACTTATTCTATATAACTACGTAGAGAAACATGGTAAACCGTTATTCAATATTATAAGGGATAAAGCAGATGAAAATCGTAAAGTATTTTTTGTATCTGGTAACACGGATACCTCCGACAGAGAAGCAATACGAGGAATTGTGGAAGGAATGTCAAACTCAATCACTGTTGCTTCATTAGGTACTTTTTCAACAGGTATAAATATTCGTAACTTGCATAATATCATTTTTGCTTCTCCTAGTAAATCACAGATTAGAGTTTTGCAAAGTATCGGTAGAGGTTTAAGAAAGTCAGACGATGGTAGTACTACAACACTGTATGACATCTCTGATGATATAAGTTGGCGTAACAGAAAAAATTACACATTATTACACTCATTTGAAAGATTAAAAATGTATCAAAAAGAAGAATTCGAGTACTCGACTGTTAAACTGGATATCAAATCATGAGTATTTATTTTAAGCAATTCAAGCTTACCAACGGCGATGAAATGATTTGCGAGTTGGTTGAAGATTCTGATGAAGATAATGTAGAAATCGTTGTACGAAAGGCGATGAAGATTATCGTGAGTGATGACCTAGATGTGGGTGTGAGATATTATACTTTTAAACCCTGGGTATCTTTTCAAGATCATACTAATGATTTGGTTGTTATTAACTCTATGCATGTGGTAGCGGAAGCTATACCTTCTGAAATGATTCTTCCATATTATAAATCTGCAATCAAAGATGCTGATAGATATAATGCAATTAGAGCCGCAGGCTTGAGTCTCAAAGATATCGAAGAAAAACTTGGCGATCTTACCGAAGAAGAGATGGAAGAATTCATGCAAAGGAAGTATGAAGAACTTGAAAATGAATCGGATGTTGAAGTAGAAGTAGAGTTTGAAAGAGACGAAGTTGATATAAGATATGATTCAGATTCTCCTAATGTAATACACTTCCGAAGAAAGGCAGATACATTCCACTAAGTGGTGTACTACCCTCTCTCAGAATACTCTTTATTATAACACACTTTTGTGCTTTTGTCAAGCGATTTATTAGCATATATAAAAAATATTTTCTCTTTACATTTGCGAATAAGTGTGTTATAATTAATACATAATGAAATGGAGACGTGAATGGCACGCACTAAAAGAGCAAGCATACACTACGTAAATAATGCAGAGTTTTCTCAAGCAGTAGTAGATTATGTTACAACAGTTCGAGAATCAAAAGAACAAAAATCAAAGCATCCAATCGTACCTGACTATATTGCCAGCTGTTTCTTACGAATAGCTGAGGGCTTGTCTCACAAGTCTAATTTTATTCGCTACACATACCGCGAAGAGATGGTTATGGATGCAGTTGAAAATTGTCTAAAAGCAATTGAGAACTATAATCTAGAAGCGGCAACAAGAACTGGTAAACCAAATGCATTTGCATATTTTACACAGATAACTTGGTATGCATTTCTTAGGCGTATTGCAAAAGAAAAGAAACAACAAGACATCAAAATAAAATATCTAACAAAGTCAGGTGTTGAAAGCTTCTTAGTCAACGACCATGGTGATGATATGTCCAATCAAGTGGTAGGTGCTTTTATCGATACACTTAGAGATCGTATTGAAAAAGTAAGACATGTTGATAGTGAAGTGAAAGAAATGGTTGTCTTAGAAAAGAAAAGACGTAAGTTAGGACTAGCAGATTCTAATCTGACGGAGTTTTTAGAATGAATAAAATTGGCAAAAGTAATGCTATGAAAAGATGGCATTTTGATAATTGTAAGGAAATATATAATGGCCAAAATCGCAGTTTTAAATGACACACATTGTGGCATACGTAACTCTTCCGAAATCTTTCTCGAAAATGCAGAAAAGTTTTTCACAGAAATCTTTTTTCCTTACTGTAAAGAAAACGGCATCGAACAAATCTTACACTTGGGCGACTATTATGACCACAGGAAATTTGTAAACTTCAAAGCCCTTAATCATAATCGTAAGGTATTCTTAGACCCTCTTCGTAAAAATAAGATGAAAATGGATATCATTCCTGGTAATCATGATACATTTTATAAAAATACAAATGATTTAAATTCTCTAAAAGAATGTCTTGGTCATTATATGAATGAAATCCATATCGTTATGGAACCTCGTGTGATGGAATATGGCTCGTTGAAGATTGCTTTACTACCTTGGATTAATCCAGAAAATGAAGAATCTTCTATGAAGTTTATTAGAGATTGTAAAGCTGACTGGCTAGGCGGACACTTAGAACTCCATGGCTTTGAGATGATGCGCGGTGTAGTTAATCCACATGGTATGGATCATAAGTTACTATCTAAGTTCGAACAAGTTTTGACTGGGCATTTTCATACAGCAAGTAAACAAGACAATGTATTTTATCTTGGCTCTCAGATGGAGTTTACATGGAATGATGCTGGTGATAATAAGTATTTTCATGTCGTAGACACTGAAACGAGAGAGATAGAAAAAGTATTAAATCCTCACACTTTATTTGAGAAAATACTTTACAATGACGAAAAAACCTGCTATAATGAGTATAACGTTTCACATTTGAAAGACAAGTTTGTTAAGGTCGTTGTTATCAATAAAACAGATATGTTCTCGTTTGATAGGTTCATCGACCGTATTCAGAATCAAGATATTCATGAGTTAAAGATTGCTGAAAACTTCAGCGAATTTACTGGTGAGAATGTTGAGGTAGATGACACAGTTAATTTTGATGACACTACAGAAATAGTGGACTCTTACATTGACGGGGTTGATACTGATTTGAATAAAGATAAAATTAAAGTTCAGATGCGTGAATTAATGCTAGAAGCACAGGCTCTTGAAATAGTATGATTACATTTAAAATACTTCGTTATAA